ATCAAACAGAACAGCGTCTAGTTCTAGCATGGCGGCAGTGACGATTGCCTACCAAATCAATACAGGCTTTCCCATCTATACAGTCGGTACTGGTTGGGGTGCAGGGCCTTGGTCACGCGATACATGGGGTTCAGGCTACACCACAGGCTTTGGTTTGCAGTTGCGTTTGTGGAGCCAGATGAACTTTGGTGAATACTTGATATTCAACCCTCGCGGTGGGGCGTTGTATATATGGCAGCCGGGTAATGCAGCGACGCCTTCGTTTACTACGCGTGGCGTAATTTTGTCGCCTAGTTCCATTACCCCCGGTGGATGGGCTTCTACTGTCACAGATTTTTCGTGCCCTACTATTTGCAATCAGGTCATGGTGTCAGACTCGACACGCATTGTTATTGCGTTTGGTTGTAATGACTACGGCAGTTCTGTTTTAGACCCGCTGTTAATTCGCTGGTCAGACCAAGAGAGTTATGCGGGCTGGGATTTATCGGCTACTGGACAAGCGGGTAGCTACCGCCTATCACGCGGCTCAGAGATAATATGTGCGATACAAACGCGCCAAGAAATTGTTGTGTTAACTGACGCAGCTATCTATTCCATGCAGTACTTGGGGCCGCCCTATGTCTGGGGTTTTACGTTACTTGCTGACAACATATCTGTTGCTTCACCTAACGTCGTAGCTACTGCGGCGGGTGCTGTGTACTGGATGGGGACGGACAAGTTTTACGTGTACTCCGGTCGTGTAGAAACACTGCCTTGCTCGTTGCGTCAGTTTGTGTTCCAAGACATCAACCGTGACCAAAAAGCGCAGTTTTTTGCAGGTACCAACGAAGGCTACAGTGAAGTCTGGTGGTTCTATTGTTCGTCTGAATCTAGTCAAATAGACCGCTACGTCATCTTTAACTACCTAGACCGTGTGTGGTATTACGGTACGTTAGGCAGAACGGCTTGGATAGACTCCCCATTGCGGGATTTCCCTCAAGCAGCTACGTACAACAACATAACGGTGTTTCATGAAGATGGCGTCGATGACGGTAGTGTCGATCCTGCGATTGCAATTAACGCTTACATACAGTCGTCTGACTTTGATATTGGCGATGGGCACAACTACGGGTTTGTATGGCGGTTGATACCCGATATTACTTTTAACGGTTCTAATACGCCTGAACCAAACACACCTTTCGTAACCTTTACTGCACAGCCTCGTCAAAACCCCGGCGCTGCGTATGGAACGTCTTACGAGCCAGATGTAAATTCCACGCAAAACTATGACCTTAATAGTAATCCACCGGGGTCGCGGACGTACAACGTGCAGGAATTTACTCAAATAGTTTATACGCGAGTACGCGGGCGGCAGATGGCTTTTAGAGTGGCGTCAAATTCAGAAGGGACGCAATGGCAGTTAGGCGTGCCGAGGATTGATGTTAGACCTGACGGTAGACGTTAATGAGCATACGACTTCTAATAGCAGACATTAAAGACCCTACGGAAACCGCTCTTGCGCCTACACAAGCCCCCGCTTTGCCGTTTGCACCGGTGCAGTATGACCGGCAGTACCAAGACACTCTTAACAGTATCCTGCGGCAGTACTTCAGAACCATCGATAACTTCACTGTCCAGTTCAAACTGGGTAGTGTTTACACAGTAGCAACATTACCGAGTGCGTCTGTGTCAGGTGTGGGATTTAGAGCGTTTGTCACCGACTCGTCGGTGTCCACTTTTGGTAGTACGGTGGCTGGTGGGGGCAGTACCAACGTGCCCGTTTACTCGGATGGCACTAACTGGAAAGTTGGGTGAAGTTGCTTTGTATGCACGCACCCACATGATAGACTTTGACAAATTTTTACAGATGAGGTAGCGATGAGCCTCTATCAGATAGCGCAACATCTTCAAGACGCCGGACGTAATGGCGACTCCATGCTTGTACACATGACCCCGGGGGAAGTCTCGGGGCTACAGGCATTAGCTAAAGCGCACGGGGGGTCTTTGACTATTAACCCCGAAACAGGGCTACCTGAATCTTTCTTCTTAGCTGCAATTCTGCCGACTATATTGGGTGCCGGGATGCAAGCGGCTGGAATGAGCGCTCTTAATGCGGCGCTTCTTACAGGGGCGATTGGTACGGCGGTAACTGGTGACTTAGGCCAAGGCATTATGGCGGGGCTTGGCGCATATGGCGGTGCTGGGTTGGCTGGGGGTCTGTCGAAAATGGGCACTGCTGCGCCACAAGCTCCGGCTATGAACGTGGCTACGCACGGGGTTGAAGGAATGAAGCAAGGCCTCTATGGATTGGATAAACCCATATTTAGCACGGCTTCCAATATTCCCAACGCCGCTGCAGCAGCTAATTTTCGTCCCTTCAACCCCATGCAGGGCTTACCGTCAGCAACGTCCGGAGCATTACCTATCCCCACGAACTTGCCGACCGACGCTACCGCAGCAAGCCTGCCTTACCAGTCCACTATGGATAAGTTTGGGGCGGGGCTTAAGAGACTTACTGGCGAAGGAGGCTTTAAAGAACTACGCTCTGCTATGGAAGCAGAGGCTCCGGGTTCTGGTCTTGCTTCTGTGGCTAGCCCTCTGGGCAGCAGCATGTTCGGTAAAAAAGCAAAGCCGCCTGAATCAAAATCACTAATTCGACCTTATCGCTTCGAACGTAGAAGTGAACCGGGTGGTTACGGAGACACTGGCTACGGCACGTCTGAGCGTCGCTATTTTGATGATGAGTACATCGAATTAGAGCCGTATGCAGCACCGGGGCCTGAGTACGCTGCGGAAGGTGGGCTGATGGGGATAGCTCGTTTTGCTAGTGGTGGCTTTCCTACCAACACCGGGGAATACGTGCGCTATACCGGCACCCGCCCACTAGATCCGTATAAAGATGACTACTACTACGTCGGTGGTATGAACCCTCATTTCATGATTAGAAAAGGTTCTTCTGGCGACACTGCAGAAAAGACTGGCACGTACGACTATGACTACGACCGAGAGATTGGTAAGTTTGTACAGAAAAGCGGTCCGGGCATGCCTACTACACCCAAACTTAGCACTGACCCGCAAGCGTATACGGCAGAGACGTTGAACCCTGTGTATCAGCAGTACTTTGGACGTGACGTAGACCCTGAAGGCATCGCGGCTTACACCAAACGTGAGTTTTCGCCTTTTGAGTTAGACACTATCCTTAAAGCATCGCCCGAGTATGCTGCACGTCAACAGCAGCTTGCAGCCGCGAAGAAAGAAGCCAGCTACGCCACGGCAACCCAAGCGGCAAACATGTACCGCGATTTGTTGGGGCGGACGATTGACCCTGAAGGGCTGAAGTACTACACCCAAGAGCAGCGTATGACTCCGGCGGAACTAAAGAAAACGCTGATGCAGTCGGAAGAGTATTTGACCAAACTAACTAAACCATTGGCACCAAAACCGTTTGTGACGCACAGCGGTGCGATTGGCTTGGAAGGCGCTATGCGCACTCCTGAACAAGAAGCCGCACGTCCTCGTGATATGTCCAACTTCTACGCCATGATGGATAGGCGTTTGGCAGAACAAGCACAAAGACAGCAGCAGCAACCGGAATACGCAGTGGGTGGCTCCGTTGAACAGATGTCAGCTATGAACTCGGTAGGTGACAATTTGATGTACCCGCAGTCGCAGTTTCAGACCCCAATGTATAGCAACCCTATGATGCAGCGCCCGATGCCTGTTAATGTCATATCAACTGGACTTGATGCGCCGGTTAACTCGTACACAGGGGAACAAAAATTAGCTTCAGGTGGGCTTGGTAGTTATTCCGATGGTGGACGTTTGTTGAGAGGACCCGGCGATGGAGTATCTGATTCTATCCCTGCTGTCATTGGTAAGCATCAGCCTGCTCGTCTTGCTGATGGTGAGTTTGTAGTACCCGCACGGATTGTGTCTGAGCTTGGTAACGGCTCAACTGAAGCCGGAGCAAGAAAACTCTACGCAATGATGGATCGCGTACAGAAAGCGCGTAAGAAATCCGTCGGTAAAAATAAAGTTGCAGTAAACAGTAGGGCAGATAAGCACTTACCTGCATGAAAGTACAACACGTAGACCCTGCGTATATACATATTATATGGGAGCAGATCGCTCCGTTTTTTAAGTCGGCTTTAGATAAAAGTGATGTAGATGAATATACGGTGGATCAAGTAAAAGTCCGTGTTATTGATGGTACGTGGCAAGTGTTAGTAGCGGTAGACGAAACAAATGTAATAGCGGGGGCAGCGGCGCTGCACTTTTTTAACCGCCCTGATTCTCGTGTTGGATACATTAATTTGATTGGCGGGCGGTTGATTTCTAGTGCCGACATGTTTGAACAGTTGAAAAAATTTATGGTAATCAATGGCGCTACCAAAATAGAAGGCAGCGCTAGAGAATCCGTAGCAAGATTGTGGACGCGCTACGGTTTTAAAGAAAAGTACCGTGTCGTGGGAGTAGACATATGAGCCGTATTTCATTTGGCATGCTAGAAGCGGGATGTATCCCCGGCGACCTTCGTGCGTTTAAAAAAGAAGGTGGCAAGATTCGATTGTATAAAGGTGGTGGAGATACGCCGACTGAAACAAAGGTCACGCAAACTAGCATCCCCGATTACGCTCGGCCTTACGTCGAAGAATATCTCGGTAAAGCTAAAGCAATCACCGACCTTGGCTACCTACCCTATGGCGGGCAGCGCGTAGCTCAGTTTGATCCATTCCAAATTCAGGCTCAGCAAAACGTCGCCAATATGCAAACTGCTCCGCAGCTAGGCACGGCAACACAAATGGCAGGCTTGGCAGGACTGCGTGCGGGTGATGTGCGTTATGACCCTGCGAAGTTACAACAGTTTCAAATGCAGCAGCCGGGAGATGTAAGCACAGGACGCTTTACTGATCCTAACGTGATGTCATCGTACATGTCGCCGTACCAACAAGCGGTGACCGACATTGAGAAGCGCGAAGCTATGCGCCAATCAAACATTATGGGGCAGCAGAACCAAGCACGTGCAGTACAACAAGGTGCCTTTGGCGGTGCTAGATCAGCTATTGTTGAAGCAGAACGCCAGCGTAACTTAGGGCAACAACTAGGGGACATCCAATCCCGTGGCAGTCAAAGTGCGTTCCAACAAGCAGCACAGCAGTTTCAGGCTGACCAACAGCGGGCGCTACAAGCAGCGCTGGCAAATCAGCAGATGGGGTTTGGTACAGGCCAAGCCAACTTGCAAGCAAAATTAGGTGTACAGCAATTAGGCGAACAGTCTCGGCAGTTTGGCGCTAACTTAGGACTACAAGGTATTCAACAGCAGTTGGCCGCAGCCGGTATGTTGGGTAACCTAGGACAGATGCAGTTCGGTCAGCAGAAGGACATCATAAACGCATTAAATGCAGCGGGCGCTCAACGGCAGGGCATAGAACAGCAGCGCTTAGATACGGACTACCAAGACTTTATGCGTCAGCAAGAGTATCCGTACAAACAAGTTGGCTTTATGTTTGACGCCCTGCGGGGTTTACCACTTACACAATACTCGCAGTCTACCTACGCAGGGCCTATGACACCGGGGCAGGCAGCAACAGGAGCCGCCCTTGCCTATCGTGCGGGTAAAGACCTGAATTTTTTTGCTGCTGAAGGCGGTGCTGTTAATGAGCCGCGTGGCGGTGGTCTGGGTGCGATAGCACTTCGTAATTTGGGTTGAGGTTTGATATGACTATTGATACTGCAGCAATCCTAGCCGCTAGATATAAGGACAACCCTATACCGTTAAAAGAAGCGGTGTTGGGGCAAGGTGCGCCAAGCATCAACCCTTATGCAGCACTTCGTGCCTTGCAGCTACAGAAAGAAGCTGAACAGTTCCAAATGGCGCAAGCTGCTATGCAAGGGCAGCGGTATCAAAACCAACCATCAATGGTTGAGCAGGCTACGGCACCGAGC